TTAATAGTTCCAAATTATGCTAAAGGATATAAGTCAACAGTTGATGTTGGTGAAAATCCAAATGTTGAAGATCATATGAAAGAAGTTAGATCTGGACAAGCACAAAGAAAAGTTCAAAGATCATTAGTAAAACAAGAAAATTCATCAAATAAAAGACCTTTAAAAAATATTTCTACATCAAAAAAAGAAAATGCACAACACGGTGGAAAAAACTGGTTGGGACCATCGGAGTCAAATAATGATTAATTTTAAAACATATCTAGTAGAACAAGAAGAACAAGGCAAGAAGTTAAAGCATTTAACTCATCTTGAAGATATGCCATTATATCATGGGCACGAAGGTGTTTCTACAGCTGCGTCAATGTTGCAAGATGTGCATAATCATCTTATTGGAAAAAGCATTGGTAAAACTAAAATATCAACAAAATATGATGGTGCTCCATCTCTTGTGTTTGGTAAGCATCCAACAACAGGTCAATTCTTTGTTGCTTCTAAATCAGCTTTTAATAAAAACCCAAAGATAAACTACACCGAAGAAGATATTGATGCTAACCACGGGCATGCGCCTGGTTTAGCGGAAAAATTAAAAACCGCCTTAAGAGAACTTCCTAAAATTGCTCCACATCATGGAGTATATCAGGGTGACGTAATGTACTCTAAAAATGATATAAAAGAAAAAGATGGTCAATATCATTTTACACCAAATACTATTACCTATTCTGCAAATAAAGATTCAGCTGAAGGTAAAAAAGTAAAAAATGCAGAATTTGGTTTGGTAGTACATACCAAGTATAAAGGAAAGAATCTTGAAGATATGTCTGCAACACCAGACGTTGATAGAGAAAAATTTAAAGAACATCCTGATGTTCATAATATCGATCCTAAAATTCATATATCTCATCAAACAAGTTATACACCATCAATGCAAAAAGAATTTATAAATCATATGGAAAATGCTAGACAAACATATGAAAGAATGAAACCAGAATCTATGGATGCTATAAACCCTCATTCTATTCATGTTGAAGCACATGTTAATGATATGATTAGAAAGGGTGGTGTGCCATCTACTGACGGTTTTATAAAACATATCCAAACTAGAATGGAAAAAGAAGTTGGAAAAGTAAAAAGTGATTCTGCAAAACAAAGAAAGGCCCAACAACATCAAGATATAATTGATCATGTTAATAAAAACAAAGAGCATTTTGATAAAATGCTCCAACTTCATAAACATCTACAAAATGCTAAGAATGTTTTAATTAAAGCATTAGATTCATCAAGCGAATTTGATCATCATATAGGTGAAACAAAAACAAATGGTGAAGGTTATGCGGTTAATAGAGATGGAAATATGAGTAAACTTGTAAATAGAGATGAATTTTCAAGACAAAACTTTTTAAAAAATACTGGTGGATTTAAATGATAAATTTTATTAAATTCTTATCAGAACAAAAAATTAAAAAACCTGTAGTTTTTGCTTTTGGTAGAATGAACCCTCCTACTACAGGTCATGAAGCATTAGTTAATAAAGTAAAAGAAGTTGCTAGAGAAAACAACGCATCTCATGAAATAGTATTATCACACTCACAAGATGCAAAAAAGAATCCATTAACACCGGAACAAAAGCTTTTACATGCTAAAAGATTTTTTCCTGATACTAATATAACTCTTGCTTCAAAAGAACACCCTACACTTATACATCATCTCGGAAGATTGAATCAAGAAGGTCATGATCATGCAATAGTAGTTGCTGGATCTGACAGAGTTCCTGAATATCAAGCGTTGATTAATAAGTACAACGGTATTGCTGATAAAAAAGGCAACATACCTTTTAATTTTAAAAAGGTTGATGTTGTATCATCAGGTGATAGAGATCCGGACTTTGAAGGAGTTGAAGGAATGTCTGCATCAAAAATGAGAGAGCATGCTCTTACAAATAATTTTGATGAATTTAGAAAAGGTGTGCCAAGTCATATTTCAGACGCGCACGCAAAAGAAATGTTTGATCACGTAAAACAAGGTATGAAGTAATGGCGCAGTTTAGAAAAGATACACATCAATACCTAAACGACGGTAAAACAATATTTGAAGTCGTTATGCTATCAGATCAGTATGGTAATCTGGTTGGTCCAGCAAATCCTTCTGGTGTTGCAATTGATGCATTTGGTCGTGCTAGAACTTCAATGCCATTTACACTATTTGACTCATTGCATAGGTATGAAGATAATGGTCAATGGGTAACATCAAACACTGCTGGTTCAACATATGGACACGATACAAATGCTGGTCTTATAGAACTCACTGTTGATACAACAGCCGATGCAGAAATTATACGAGAAACTAAGAAAGTTTTCTCTTACCAACCCGGCAAATCATTACATAACTTAAACACTTTCGTGTTCAATCCTGCTAAAGCAAATCTTAGACAACGTGTTGGTTACTTTGGAGCGCAAAATGGCATCTATTTTGAATTAGACGGTTCTACATTATCTTTTGTTGAGCGTTCATATGTCACAGGTTCTATAATAGAAACCCGTGTCGCACAATCTAGTTGGAATGTTGATAAACTAGATGGCACTGGACCATCCTTATTAACACTTGATATTTCAAAAGCACAAATTTTATGGATGGATGTTGAGTGGTTAGGTCTTGGTACCGTTCGTTGTGGGTTTACTATCGACGGACAACTAATTCATTGTCATTCATTCCACCATGCTAACTTAATTACATCAACATATATTACAACGGCTTCATTACCAATAAGATATGAGATTAAAAACACTGGTGTAACTACAAGCAATAGCACAATGAAGCAAGTTTGTTCTACTGTTATTTCTGAAGGTGGCTACGAGCTTAGAGGCACACAACAAGCAGTTGCTTCAGACGTTCTCTCTGGTAAATCATTAGCAACAGCAGGAACATTTTATCCTGTAATTGCATTAAGACTAAAAGTAACACCCAATCGTTTAGATGCTATTGCTGTTCTAACTGCATTGTCGTTATTAGGAACAGGTAATGGTGTTAACTACAACTGGCGTGTTGTTCAAGGTTGTACAGTAAGTGGTGGCACATGGACATCTGCCGGAGATAATTCATCTGTTGAATATAGTTTGGATAGCACGGCTGTCGATCAAACTGGCGCTAGAACACTTGCTAGTGGATTCTTAAACTCTTCAAACCAAGGTTCACCAGCATTAAATGTTCTGAAAGAAGCGTTGTTTGCTTTCCAATTAGAAAGAAATGGATTAACATCTACTCCATATACGCTCGCACTACTTGTTACATCGGATACTGATACTAAAACTGTATTTGCTTCTATGGATTGGGAAGAAGTTTCAAGATAATATTTTTTATAAATAAGCATGTTAGTGCAGTAAGGCCACGGCAACCCTGCACTTTATGGATAAGCCTAAGGGAAACTCCGATGAAGAAAAAAACTCAGCTAGATACTACGCGAGAAGCAAGGTCCGCCGTGGCCGAATTGCAAGAAAAAAGATATCGCTCGCCTGCAGCGCCAAGAGGCGGGTTAGAAGTTCCTCCTGAAAGTCAAAAAACTCCATCCCCTGAAGAAAAATCTCGGTGGGAATATGAAAGAGATGTTCGTTATCAAACAAAAATAAATCCTAGAAAAACACCTGAATATGTTCAAGGAACAAGAAGAACTCCTGAAAAAAAGAGCTATGGTTCAAGAACATTTGATCCAACTTCAACTTCAAGAAAAGGGTCTAATGTGACTTGGAGAAAAATAAGAAAACAGTTGAATCAGGAATATATTCCATTTGAAGAAGATAATAACAAATATTATAAAGGCCTTTCATCTTCAACTGCTTCTAAAAGAAAATCACATTTTAAAAAACAAACACCAATGTCTGATAAGGATCCATCCGCATATAAACCCGCGCCTGGTGATCTAACAAAGACTGGTGAATATAAAAAAACAAAAGAATCAGAACATACAAAAAAATATAGAGAAATTTATGGTGAAGAATTAGAATTTGAAATTACTGAAAGCGCTGAAGCAGCCTTAAGAAAAAAAGCCAAAAAGTCCGGTATCTCATATGGGGCTCTTAAAAAGGTTTATAATAGAGGAATGGCTGCTTGGAAAACTGGTCATAGACCAGGTGCAACACAACAACAATGGGCATTTGCTAGAGTAAATTCATATATTACCAAAGGCAAAGGAACCTATCATGGAGCAGATAAAGATCTACGAGAAGATAATGTAGATGAAGCATGCTGGAAAGGTTATGAAGCTGTTGGTATGAAAAAGAAAAATGGGAAAATGGTTCCAAACTGTGTTTCTAAAGAAGAAAATACTTATGGATCAAATGATATGGGTACAGATTCATTGGTAAATAAGTATGCATCAATGACTCCTGGCCAACAGAGTCGTGCTAAACTAATATTGAAAATTGCAAAGGAAAAGAATAATGTTTAATTGGATTAAAAGATTTTTTGGTATTGAAGCTGTTCCAGCGCCAACACCTGTAGTAGAAGTTACTCCAGCTCCTGTAGTTGAAGCTCCAAAGCCAGCTCCAGCACCAGTTGAAAAACCAGTAAAAGCCAAGAAGCCAAGAGCGCCAAAAGCTACTGCTACTCCAGTTAAAAAACCAAGAGCACCAAGAAAGCCTAAGGCATGATAAACTTAGTAGATAAAATGAAGGTGGTATTATCTGACACCTTTGCTTTTTATTTAAAAGCACATTATTATCATTGGAATGTTGAAGGTCCTAATTTTGCTCAATATCATGAATTATTAAAAAATATCTATGAGGAAGCATTTGGCGCTGCTGATGATATTGCAGAACATATTAGAACATTAAATGCATATGCTCCAGGATCATTTACAAGGTTTAGAGAACTATCAAATATTCAAGATGAATTAACTGTTCCAAATGCCACTTCAATGCTAAGTAGATTACTTTCAGACAATGATATTGTTATTAATACATTAATTGAAGCTTATAAACTGGCCGAAAATGAAAATGAATATGGTCTTGCAAATTTCTTACAAGATCGAATTGATATTCACAAAAAACATGGATGGATGCTAAGAGCAACAATAAGGATTTAATCAAATGACTTACAAAAGCCTAGAACACTCAATTCGGTCTGTAATGCTAGAAGGTAGAGAGAAGATCAAAGCCGTAGCCAGACCAGAAGATAATAGAAAAGAACTAGAAAATGTTCCACGCAAAAATACTAAAGATCAATCTGCATATACAAGAATGCAGGAGATCAAGACAAAGATCATTGATGAAGAGTATTTACCAGAGTTAACTCTAGAAGAAATAGAAGAATTACATTTTATGATTTCTAATCTTCTAGATGAAAAGAAAAAAGTAAAAGGAAAAATTCCAAGTGAAGAGCCTGAAGGTAAGATGGGCACCAAGGTAGATACATCACCTGAAGTATCTACACCTGTAGCTGAAGCTTCTGAGGAAGAAAATATTGCTAAGGTTAATTCTATTGCAAAAGAATTAAAAGATATGGCAACTAAGAAAGAAAAGCCAAAGCTACCAAATGTTAATGATGGTGCACCTGATATGTTTAAAGTAAGTGAAGAAGGTGAAACACCAAGTACTGCTCCTAGTGATACTACGCCCAAAAATGTTACTACACCTAAATCAAAAAAACCCGAAACACGGGCACAAAAATGGTTAAGAAATTTAAAAAATCCTAATAGTGAAGAAGATATTCCTCTATCATGGAGTGAAGAAAAAGTAAAATTTTCAGAAGAGGAATTAGCACATTTTAATTCTGTATTAGAAGCTCGTGGTCGTCCAAAGAAAGATGAATCTAATCCAAATACTGGATCAGGACGTGATCCACGTCAGCATATTCAAGTAATTGCTGGACAGGCTGCTGGTGGTAGAAATATCGAATTCACTCATAATAATGGTGATAAGTCAACTATTTCTCCTTCAATGGGAAGAAAGATTGTAGGACATCTTGAAAAATTAAAGCCAGCCGAAAGACAATCAGCAGTTAATAAGATGCATGATTCTGCTAAAGGTTTAGACATCTAATGGCTATAATTATTAATGGACAAGTTATAGATTTAAATAATCTATCAGTTAATAAAGAAGAGAAAGTAGTAGTCAAGGAAGTTGTAGTTAATAAGACTTCTACTTCTCAAAAAGTAAAGAAAGCACCCGTTGCTGCTTCTAAAAGTGATGTACTTGTAATTGATGGTAAGGCAAAGAGCATCGGTAAAAAGTCTAGATATCTTCTAGACATGTTAACACTGGATGAAGAATAAATATTATAAAATCTTTTAGGAGGATATTTAAATGGCACAATGGGGTAATACAGATGATGCAGCAAACTCAGTTCTCTGGGCTGTATCACAATTAAATTTAGTAGCTAATACAGATAATCAAACCAATTTATTTGGTAACACAACAGCTGATGCTTTTATTACAGGCGCAACAATTGGCCAGTATGGTGAAGATGTTAATGAAGCACAGGCAAAGCGTGAATCAGGCGATGCTCGTTCTGCTCATGCTGGTTGGGTACTAAAGACAACTGGATCTGGTGGTCGTTCTGGCCGTGTTTCATACGAAACATTAGTTGCTTTTGGTTCTCTTTCAGGCGATGATGAAGATACAACATTCCCTGATTATGAAATTGTTATTTCTTCTCAGCCAGAAGCAAACACCGCTAATACAACAGCTTCTGAAGAAGCTGAATTTTCAGTTACCGCAGCTACAGTTCCAACCGGTGGAACCATTACATATTCATGGACATATGCAAATGGTGATTCAATTCAGGCTGGCGCAAA